ACATTCTGATTGAGGGCAAATCGACCCGTCAGACTGTCCGCACTCAAGTGATGACGCAAACGCGCATCACCGAATTCATCAAGCTGCTTGTCCCTGTAGAGGGCACGATGGCAGACATCACCTATGAGGACATCGAAGCGGAATTCCCGATGTCCACGCAGCTTGCCCTAATTGAGAAGATTGCCGAAGTCATCTCCCCGAACTACCGGGAATCGCGGGGAAACTGACACGCTCGTTGAAGAAACAGGTAGAGGCGGCAATGATCTTCAACGGGCACACACAAGACTCAATTGCTGCCATCGACCATGATGTGATGGGCGATATACAGACGATGTATGCCGACGGGATGCTTGGCAATCACAACGTTATCTACCTGTTGGGGTCGCTTGTCTCGGGCGTTTTCAACTACATGAGATCGGCCAACTCACAGCCGTTTTCGCTTGAGAAAGTGCTTGGTCCCGCATACGATTACATCTATCCCCCGCTAACCGAGGAACAGAAGAAGGCTCAAGCCAACGAGCAGCTTCTAGCCTTTATGACGATGGCACCGGGCTTCAATAAAGAAAGGTTCAAACGTGGCTAACATGATTGCACGCTTGGGCGTACTGCTCGGGCTAAACACCGCCGAATTCAATCAGGGTCTTGCCGAGTCGGGTAAGAAGCTCGACGCATTCGTCAACACGACGAAGAACATGGCAACGGTGGCGGCAGGCGCATTCGCGGCCATGACTGCCAAGGCAATGTTGTTTGCCGACGAAGTTGCGGATGTGGCGGCGGCAAACGATGTGGCGATTGATACCGTCATCAAGCTACAGAACGCCCTAGCCAACTCAGGCGGCAAAGCCGAAGACGCAGGCAAGATGTTTGCCTCGTTCACTAACTATGTGGACAAGGCCGCAGAGGGATCGTTCGAGGCGCAACGCAACTTTGCAAAGATTGGTGTTTCGCTCAAAGACCTTGAATCCCTGACGAGTCAGCAGCTTTTCCTGCGAACCGTCCAAGGTCTTGCTGAGATTGAAGACCCGCTGACGCGCTCCGCAAAGGCAATGGAGTTGCTCGGTAAAGCGGCAAAGGGCGTGGACATCGCGGGCGTTGCTGAAGGCATCAACAAGGCCAACGACGTAACAGAGCGTCAGGCCAACGCCATCAAGTTGCTTGCTGACTTTTACGACAAGCTAGGTCAGGCAAGTCGCAATCTGACGCTTAACTTTGTTGACTTCCTAGAGCCTGCACTTCGCAGAATCAACGAAGCATTGGACAAGATGAGCCAACACGCCAAGTCAGGCACGCTCATCCAAGGCTTTTTTGGCACGCTCAAGAAAGACTTTGCCGAGATTCAAATCACGGCGGCAAAAGATGAAATTGCCGCAATGGAAAAGCTGCTCCAAGACCCGAACGTATCGGCGTTTTGGAAAGGCACCTATCGGGAGAGGATGAAGGAAGCGCAAGATCAGCTTGCCAAGTGGCAACCGATCCTTGCGGCTATGAATGGCGAACTCAAGAATATGCAATCAGGCACTTCGCAAGCCGGTGCCGGTCGCGGGTTTATCAATCCTCCCTTGGTCACCGGGCCTGCCGGTCCAAAGATTCGGGATGTGAAGGAAGGTGTTAATCCCGAAGAAGAAAAGCGCAAGCGAGAAGAAGAAAAAGAAATCAAGCGCCGTGGAGATATGGCTGCCAAGGCGCATCGCGCTCGGATGGAGGAACAGAAAGACATAGACGATGCGACTGTCGCATACATAAATTATGTGCAGGCAATCAAGGAGTACGACGAGGCTCAGAATCGCGCATTGACTACTGAAGAGCGTTTGACCAATCTTGAATTGCAGCGCAGCAATATGCAAGAGTACAACTATCAATTTTTGCGCTCAAGCATTAGTTTGACTGCTGAACTTGCAGAAGAACATAGAAAACTGAGCGAAGCCTCTCTTGCTCCCAAGGATCGTGAAGATGCTGAAAAGCGTTTGAATGAACTCTATCAGCGTAGATTGCAATTGCTTAACATGATTCGAGAAGAATCAGAAAAAGCCAACCAAGACATCGGCGTGTTTGAAGGCTTCAAAAAGGCTGCGGGTGACTTCTTCAAAGAATTCCCGAAGGACATGGAAACCGGCGCAATGATGTTCGGTTCGCTGATGGGCAACATGAGCCGTGCGCTTGACGACTTCGTGCGTACCGGCAAGCTGAACTTCAAAGAGTTTGCTCGCAGCATCATCCTTGACATGATTGCCATTCAACTGAAGGCTTCGGCCATGAAGCTGTTGGCAAGCGTCTTCGGCTTTAACCTCCCCACGCGGGCAATGGGCGGCACGGTTACGGGCAACTCTGCCTATCTCGTGGGTGAGCGCGGGCCTGAACTGTTTGTGCCCCGCATGAGTGGCACCATCATTCCGAATCACAATCTGCAAAGCGCGGGCGCGTCAACCAACATCACGAACTACAACATCCAAGCGATTGATGTGAAGTCGTTTGAGCAAAGGCTACTTGGTAGTTCTAAAGCAATTTGGGCGGCGAATCAGTACGCGCAAAAAGGCTTGGCTGTCACGCCGGGGAGAATGTAAATGTCGTTTCAGACCATCGTTGACATTCAGCAGTCGATGACTGTGAACAACCGGCGCACGGTCGGCCAGCAAGTCACGCGGGGTGGGCAGATCAGGACGGCGCAGTACCTTACTTCCGTTCCTTGGGTCTTCACCATCGTCCCGCACAACTACCTGTACTACCCACAGGTGCGAGATGTCATTCAGACCATCGACAACCTTGACCGGCAGACGGCGGCAAACATCACGTTCAGCGGCACCACGCTTTCGTGGTTTACCGAGTACAAGGGTGGACTCAGCGCGGGACAGGCTGCGGCGCTGACACTTGCTTCGGTTCCTGCAGCAAATTCGCAGACCATCTCAGTAGGAAATCTGCCTGCGGTCGGCGCGGGCACGGTTGTCTTTGCGGCAGGCGATTTCTTGCAACTCGGCAGCTACGTCTACAAGGTCACGCAACAAGTCTTGCGCGGTGGTGGCTCGACGGTATCGGTCAATCTGCATCGTCCCGTCATTGGCACACCTAGCACCGGCACGCTCACGGCGGTCGGGTCTGCGGTCTACTTCCCGGTCTATGCGGAAGTCTGCCCGACCTACTCGCTCACGCCGATGACCAATGGCGCGTTTGTGAACTGGGATCAACCTTTTGTGTTCCGGGAGAACGTCGCGCCATGAGCACCACGATGAACGCGCTGAACAGCGCAAACATCCGACACGCTGAGTTTGTCAGGATGGTGGTTGGCAAGACCTCGCCAACGACCTACACATTCTGCAACGCGGCTGCACCTGTCACCGTCAGCGGGATCACGTTCTCGGGGATGGGGTCGCTGCTCGGGATCGGTCAGGTCGAACGCAATATCAAATCAACCTCGACCGATATGATGGTGTCGCTCACGGGCATCAACCCGGCCAACGTCGCGCTAATCCTAAGCGCAGACATCAAAGGAAGCACGGTCGAAATTTGGCGCGGCTTCCTTGACTCTGACAATCAGATCATCACTACGCCAACGCAGCAGTTCTTTAAACGCTACCAAGGCATCGTTACCAATGTCTCAATCACCGAGGATTGGAACGACGAGGTACGCAGCAGGATTGCCACTTGCTCGATTTCCTGCACCTCCATGAAGCGGGTGCTAGAAACCTATGTGGCGTCGTCCAAGACCAACAAAACAGTTTGGCAGGATCGTTACGCAGGCGACACATCAATGGATCGTGTTGACGCGATTTCTAGCACCTACTTTGACTTCGGCAAGCCCGCATCGGGTGGCGGCGTGGCAAGTCCGGGCGGCATCAACGGCGGCAACGGCGGCACGACGGTTCCAAGGATTGAGTACGAAGACACCATCGGGCAATGATCAGGGAAGCAAACAAGTTCGACATAGATGCCTGCGTCGAGATGATGCGGCAATATGCGGCAGAGTCCCCGATCATCAAGCTAAGAGACAAGAGACTACACGACGAGCAACACATACGCGGCTTGCTTTCCTCGCTCATCATCGGTCGCGGCTTTGTCCTAGTGGACAACGAATATCGCGGGATGGCAGCGGGGATCGTGGTGCCGAATGTGTGGTGCCCCGAGGTTAACGAAGTCAGGGAACTAGCTTGGTGGGTCGCGCCCGAGCATAGGAACACAACGATTGGCGGCAAATTGTTTTTGGCCTACAACAAGAAAGCACAAGAATTGATTGATCAGGAACGGGCAGAGGTTGTCATCATTTCGCTGATGCCTCAAAGCCCTAAGATTGATCTTGAAAGCCGAGGCTTTAAGAAGATTGACTCGACGTACTGCAAGGAATAAAAAATGGTCGGAACAATGATTGCCGCCGCCATCGTCGGCGCTACAACAGGAATCGCATACTACGCGACCGCCTTTGCGATCAACTACGCGCTGTCCTACGTCGTCACCCGCACGTTTGGGGCAAACAGGGCACCCAACCAAGTC